TTAGAATAGTTTCTTGAGGTCTACCCCATACACAGCCAGCCAAGCTGCGTGCGGCCATGATTTAACAGAGCCAAAGCGCGGGTCAACCACGTCGTGTGGGGTAACATTATTTTCACGACACCATTTCCGCAGCGGTTGCCATTTGAATTTCTGGTCGAGTTTCTTCTCGACAGGAATAATGGCGGCATATTTTTTACCCTCGCCGATGCGCTCCGCGAGCTTATTCTTCTCGCGAACTGCAACCGATGCAGTAGCCATTGCCGTGATTTCGCGCTTTTCGGAGATCCAGCGCTTCTCTTTGACAGCACGATCGCGCTGTTCAGCAATAATTCGATTCTCTTTCACCTTCACGAGCAGATCTTCAAGCGCAGCTTCATAGCTAAGCGGAATACCGATGGCCTTAGCTGGGCGGAAGTACGAATCCTCCAGGCGCTCGAAGAAAGACCATGCTTCGTCAGTGTCGACAATCTTCGACATACGCGCAGCGCCCTTTTCAGTCCAGAGAGTGAGAGAGCGTGCTTTGCTAGAAATTTGTGAGCCACTGTCAGTGGCCCGCAAACTTTTAAGCTCAGAACCAGTTACCAAAAAGTAATGCTTTCCCTCTTCGAACCGATCAAGGTTTCGTGACAGATTCATACGGATACTCTTCTCATCACACCCATAACCCTCCGCCAGTGTTTCAGTGGTAACAACGCGATTCCCTGCCCACTCAATTACAGGGAAAGACTGGGGATCGACATTCTGTTCATGAACTGCTAAATTTAAAGAGGTCATTTGTTGGTCCTTATGACACGTTCATTGGAAGCCGGTAGCTCGAACTGCCGGCTTTTCTATTTTCGCCATCCAGTGCGCCTATCAGTGAAGCTCCTTTCTCAGTCTCGGCAGCACGCGAGACCAGTTATCATCGTTCAACGGTTTAAACGGAATGTGCGCCGTTTCTCTATCCAGTACCTTTCGCGCCTCTTCAAAAGTCCAACGGAACTCCTTGCCAAAGTCATGGAATTTACCAGCATATTCAGACTTCAAGGTACGCATAGCTGGGTAAATATCATTGGCAAAGTTCTGCATGCGGTCGCTGACGTTCCACATCCATGCGAGTTTGCAGAGTTCATCGTCAGTGAATTGTTTTGCGATCGGAGATTGGGCTACTTCGCGATCCAGAATATCTAGTACCCAGCGGCGGAATTCCTTTGCCACTGGCGTACGCGCAAACATAGCAATCAGATGCGCACCGCGCAGAGAGAAAACGCGCACCTTTTTGCGGTAATTTCCTGAGGTACTCACTTCGAGTACCTGAGTCATTCCACTGGTAAACTCATCAGCGTATTTGTTATAAATCATCGTGACGGCGCGACTATTTGAGTACTCAAGAGCTTTTGCCAGGTCAGATGACGTTAGCCAAACACCAGTGATGTTTGAAACTGGAACAAGCGCTTTACCTTGGAAGTTGAGATCTGATTTTGCTACAATATTCATGTCGATAATTCCTACGCGGTTATTTTCGATAGAGGCCCGGTTAGTGTTAGCGTACTTCCGGGCTTCGCTATTTTTACTGCACATGCATCTGATCTCTGAACTTCAGAGCCCATACCAACGCTTGAACCAAAGCCGAGTTCTCTGAAAGCCCCTCTTCCTTTGCGATCTTCTTGAATGCATCTTTCACTTCCTGCGGATAACGCAAAGTGAGCTTTGCTTCGTTCTTAGTATTGCTTTGCATATTCCCTCCTTTGGGATTAACTTGACACCATTGATATCAATTTAACACCATTGCTGATGGTGTCAAGTTAATCCTATTATGATAAAAATTTGTATCACGAGATGCGCCATGACGAAGTACCCAAGCCAGTTACAGGATAAATTTAACCTCCGCCTACCAGAAGGGATGCGTGATGCCATAGCCGAACGAGCCAAGCGCAACGGCAGGTCCATGAACTCGGAGATCGTGGACATCATCGCTAATGCCATATCTCAACCAGCCTTAGCGCAGGAGGGGATTGAATTCATTCTTGGGTTAACGGAACCGGATGAACTTGAAAAGTTAAGCGACAAAGAAAAGGCTAAGATACACGGAGCTCTTATCGACGCAGCAGCCATAATGGCAAGGAATCTCGAAACTGAAAGCTATAACTTGAGGAGAGTTTTGTTTCTCCTCTCTCAAGATGGGCCACTTCTTGAGGCTAAAAAGCCCACCTGAGTGTTAAGGAGCACCTTCTGACATGATTAAACCGCCAGTTGGTGCCGGAAGATAGGTTTGCGAGAAAATATTACCTTTGGGGTAATTTGAAATTAATTAAAATAAGGAAATGTGGAATGAAGAAGATTGCGTTTGCAGCAATGATTGCGGCTACTCTGGCAGGCTGTGCGTCCTCTGGTAACCAGCAACTCAAAAACGAAACCGAGACCAGCGTCCAGAACAAGATTCAGGAAGGAAAGACGACTAAAGCAGAGGTGAAGAGCTTTTTTGGCTCCCCGGATGCTGTGTCATACACCGATGGCGGCAATGAGATCTGGAAGTACGCCTTTGCCAAGGTGAAAGTAAACGGCACCACCTTCATCCCCTTCTACGGCCTGTTCCACAATGGCACCAACGGTACAAAGAAAGAGCTGACTATCCTCTTTAAGGACGATACCGTTCAGAAATACACCATGGCAGAGTCCGCAATCAACACCAAATCAGGCTGGGCTGACTGATGATTAAAAGCCCACCTAGTGGGCAAAATAATTTGACGGGAATCCCATTGTGACCTCCTGATTTATGCTGTATGCATATACAGTATCGTCAATGTTCAGGGTCGATCAAGTGGTTGGCAGGTGCTAAACTTCATGCCTCTCAGAATTCACTGATTTTTATAATGTTAAAGTTATTCGCCAAGTACACATCGATAGGTGTCATTAACACACTCATCCACTGGGTCGTGTTTGCCGTATGCATATATGTTTTCCATACCAGCCAGGCTCTGGCTAATTTTGCAGGGTTTGTCGTTGCCGTCAGCTTTAGTTTCTTTGCTAATGCGAGATTTACCTTTAAAGCTCGCACCACCACACTGCGCTACATGCTTTACGTTGGCTTCATGGGGACACTTAGTGCGGCCGTGGGATGGGAGGCAGACAAGGTATCTCTTGCGCCAATAGCGACGCTGATACTTTTCTCAGCCATCAGTTTGGTATGTGGATTCATCTATTCAAAGTTCATTGTCTTTAGGGATGTGAAATGAAAATTTCTCTTGTCGTTCCGGTCTTCAACGAAGAGGACGCGATACCAATTTTCTATAAAACAGTCCGAGAATTTGAGGGACTGAAAAAGCATGATGTTGAGATAGTATTCATAAATGACGGCAGCAAAGACGCTACTGAATCAATCATAAATGCGCTAGCCGTGTCAGATAAATTAGTAGTCCCCCTCTCTTTTACCCGTAATTTTGGGAAGGAACCGGCACTTTTTGCCGGGCTGGATTGCGCATCTGGCGAAGCTGTTATCCCAATAGACGTGGACTTGCAGGACCCGATTGAAGTCATTCCTCACCTTATTGAGAAATGGCAGGCTGGCGCAGATATGGTTTTGGCAAAGCGTACCGACAGGTCAACTGATGGCAGACTGAAAAGAAAATCTGCCGAGTGGTTCTATAAGCTGCATAACAAGATCAGTAATCCGAAGATTGAAGAGAATGTCGGAGACTTCCGGCTTATGTCTCGAGAGGTTGTTGAGAACATCAAAATGATGCCGGAGCGCAACCTCTTTATGAAAGGGGTACTTAGCTGGGTAGGCGGTCGCACTGATGTAGTTGAATACGCTCGAGCTGAGCGTGTTGCTGGCACAACCAAATTCAATGGATGGAAATTGTGGAACCTGGCACTGGAAGGAATAACCAGCTTCTCAACATTCCCACTTCGCATGTGGACCTATATCGGCCTTTTAGTGGCTGGAGTTGCCTTCATTTATGGGGCGTGGATGATTATCGACACGCTGGCATTTGGTAATGCAGTAAGAGGCTACCCGTCATTACTGGTTTCAATTCTATTTCTTGGGGGTATTCAACTCATCGGGATAGGAGTTTTAGGTGAGTACATCGGAAGAATTTATGTTGAGGTAAAAAACCGACCTCGATACTTATTGAAGGGTGATAGAAGTGATAAATAAAATAAATTATCTGATCGTGGCATTTTTCGCTGCTGCGATATGCTATCTGTCCTGGGACATATATCTAATCAATAGCGGTGACTTTAACCGCGCAATTGTGCCATTCCTTGAGGGAGTAAAGGCATTCACAAAAAACATTCCTTTAGTTCACCCTCTAAGAGACCCGTTTGATCCAATCACTGTATACGGATACAAAAGCTCTTACAGTTTTATCATCTACGCTTATGCATGCGTGTTATCCATTTTCACCTCTATTTTCGACATCCGCGTTCTGGGATCGCTGCTGAAAGTGGCATACGTGTTTGCGCTATATATTCTTTTCTCGAATTTTATCGGCAGAAAGGGATTCATCTACACAGCACTGTTCATTTTCGCCTCGCTCCTGCTTGTATCTTCATCCAACCTGGCATTCTTTAACTCTTTCTATCAGGAGCAGGTCCTCCTTATTTGCCTTCCGCTGATATGCGCATATATTCCTCGCAGCGATAACAAAGCTCTGATTATCACGACCATTGCGATGGTTATCGCAGCGGCATCAAAGAGTCAGTTCTTCTATTTGCCAGTCTTAGTTTTCTCCATGTATATGCTTTTCAACAGGGATCGCATAAAAATGAAAGCGCTGTCTTGCACCGTTGCCTTGGCGCTATCAGTGGCTTGTGTACTCGGATCTAGCGGGGCGACCGTTTTCAATAAGTATCATGCAAATTATTTCGGCGTATTTGAATATGCCAAAAACAACGGCCTGGAAATCCCAGATGGCGTAGATGAATCATGCATAGGCATTGATGCATGGGGTAATAAATTCAACATCACTCTAGGTTCAGAACGCACTAAAATCGCCATGGACTGCTACAAAAGAAACAGCGATTACGGTTTCAAAGATGTACTTACTTGGGTAGCTAAAAACCCTTCATTCATCTTTAAGATCCCATATGACGCTGGCGTTACCAACCAGTTAACAGAAGATTATTTCCACGTATATAAAGTCCTACGACTACTAGTAAATGATGATGGACCACTATCAAACATTACAAACGCAAAGGACTATTTATTCGAACGAGTTAAATTTACCGTTCTGCTTATGACAATGGTCATATCATTACTTCTATTTAAAAATAGACACTCAGGCGTATTTTTCTTTATTTCATCCTTTGGCGTATCGCAGATGTATGTCGCCTTCCTTGGCGAAGGTTACCGGGATCTAGATAAGCATCTATTCGGAATGAATATATCTTTCGACCTGGTTGTTTTCCTATTGATGTCTCTATCAGTTCTTAATATGGCTGCCTCTATCAAAAAGCAGTTTGAGGATAGGACTCGTATTTAGACAGCCGTCCACGTAGCAGCGCCGCCTCCGGTCGGCACTCTTAGTTTATATTGAGTGCCGGCTGAATCAAATCCACGGAATTCCGTAGCTGTCAATCCCCCACTCACTGCTGGTATTACACTGCCAAATTCAACACCATTTAGCTTCTGGAATGAGATTCCCACATCATGCTGAACGATGGTTCTTGTTGAGGAGGCCGTGATACCGCCAAGCTTAGCCCCTGTAGTTCCACGAAGATCTAAGAGTGAAACAGACTGTTGATATTGGAAGGAAGTATTTTGAGGAATCGTAGACCACCCAACAAAATAGCAGTTAGCAAAATCCCTGAGATATCCCATTTGATCTACTGAGCCGTTAACGTTGAAGAGGTTTCTGCCTGAGAACCCCGTTCCTGCACAATTTGTAATCCCAAACGTTGTATTAACTGTCTCTGAGTAAATGAACTCGGTGTTCGTCGTTTCAAGTTTTATCCAGCATCCATCCACAGAAACTACAGGTACTCCCTGCGCCACCCCAGAGCTGTCCATTTGAATGCGGATCAGACTTCTTCCAGTATTTCGTTCCCACCAACAGTTTTTGAAATATACAGACAATAGCCCGGCAATCCTTATCACCCCAGCCGTGTTACTGTTAGTTTCAAAATCACAATCTTCAAATACGGCATGAAGTCCGTTAACAAAATCAACTGCATATGCAGAGTTACTCCTGAAGAATCGGCATCCTTTGATGAAGTTAGCGTTAGTCGTCAGATTTGAGCCAGAAGGAACCTGCCCAGTCGATCTTATGGCCTGGAATGTCCCTGCTGTGCTCCCATAAAGCCCAAAGTCACAAAGACTTATTTCACAGAGAATAAGGTTTGCATTTATCCCAATTGCTAAAGAACGATCAAATATGACGTTTTTGAAGAATGCGTTGGGTAAATAAATACTTGATGGTGAATAGAACCCGAATCCCATGCCCGGCGTGTCTGAAGAGATTTTAAAGTCTCTATACTGCACACCTTCACGATATGTTAGGACAATGCTGAAGGCGCTAGCACTGATATTGCCATTGGCAATTATTCTTAACTCAGATGTCCCTGCGCCTTGAAAAATCTGTTTAATTCTCACAGGCTGAAGTGGTGATGACAGCCCGTACAGATCACCAGGGAAGCTAATGAAATCCTCAGCAGCAATACACCGAGTGAAAGCAGCAGAGTCATCTCGACCATCCGCATACGCGCCATAGGTTTCAACTGTCGGCTGCCCGATGAACTTCCAGCGCTTACCACCGGCAGTAACGATGATGGTGCCGCCATTATCCGCAGACGTCGTGTCTGAGGCATCGTGCCAGTACGTTCCCTGAGGCGGCACACTATCAGCCCAATACTTCTCTACATCAATCCACTGCTTATTCTGTGTTGGTTCAATGGTGCGAAGTGCTGCGATTGTTGGCGCTTTACCGATTAGTTTCCGGCCGTCCGCTGCTGCCAGCATCGCCCTGAGAGAGGAATCACCAACGCTAACCCATGCGCCAATCCCCGTACCGCCAGTCGATGCCGGAGTGGAACCTGTTGGAACAGTTTTAGGCAGCGATCCATCCCAGCGATAATACTCCCCGCTTACTTCGTCCCTCAGGATCTGATTTGGCAGCGTCAGAGTTGCGCCAGCCTGGAATGTTCCAAAAGGTATCCATCCATACTGAGCAATGGCCTGCTGCGCGAGCCAGCGAAGACCTTCAATCGTGTAATGTTGCACACCGAAACGGTCGGTGTAGGTGTTGACAAGAGAGGTAACGAACTCGTCAATTTTGCCAGCGTTAAATTTTAAATCGCGTGGGGATTCGCTCGGGACAGAGTCTTGAGTCGGGATGGTAGCCATATTTATTCCATAAAAAAACCCGGCGCAGTGGCCGGGTTGAGATTGGTGGATTGGTCTTTTAGTAGATGTTGTCGCTGTACTCCGCGACGGTCAGAGATACCGTGCTATCGGTGTTTGGTTTAATGCTGTTGACTGTCCATAGCTGACTGTTCAGCTCCTCAACAGTCGCGATCAGATAGCGCGACGGGAGCTGTACACTGCCTCCGTTCCAGATGTTTAACTGAATGGCTGGTATTGCTGCTGTGAAGCCGTACTTCGTGTCGCTTCGGGCCGTCGCCGGATAACGCAGTGTGGGATTTCCCAGGCTGTCGGTGACCAGCACATACATCGACCCAGAGAAATTTATCGGCTCACTGGTTTCAAAATCATTCCCAGTTCGGCCAGTGACGTAACCCTGCTGCTGGTTGCTGTCGTAGATGTCTGGCATCTGAATGACGCTTCCCACCTGAATTATCCCGTCTTCGAACACCTTGGCGTTCATCTTCACCCGCGAGTAGATAAGGCGTTTCGTTTCGCGCACCGCACGCTCACGCGCCTGGTACTCGTTACGGAAGCCGACTATCTCCAGCTTGTTCGGGTTCTCCGCTTCCTGCTCGACAATAGCTCCGTTCAGCACGCGGTAATTGATGTACGTCTTGTTGTTTGTCGTCGGGTGAACGTAGGAAACCTGAACGCCGTCATAACCGCCTGGCAGCGTCGCTTCGTATGAGATTTTGTATTCATCGGCCTTCATATTGGCCCGGTTGAATACCGCCGCCGGGTAGTCAACCTTCTGATCGCGCGTGAAGGTGAGCACTCCGTCATCCCAATACGCCATTACGCTTGCTGCATTGCAGATAGCCTGCACACGATCTCCGAGAGAGTCGTTCTCGTCGTCAAACGTGTAGTCGAAGTAACCCAGGCGCTCATCGGGCAGGCTTTCAGCAATCGAATACAACCCATACAGGTCAATACTGCTTACCGGCTGATCACCCATGATTAGCCAGGCATGCGCCACCGCATCAGCGAACGAGCGCGAGGCACGCAGGGTGTAATCCACTGCTTGCGTCGTCAGGTTGTAACTGATGGTCTGACGCGTCACCAGGGCATTGTATTTGCGCTCACGACTCCCAAGCGCGCTCTCTGTCGCCCTCACCTTCACGCGCACCAGAGTGTCAGTTGAATGAACAACGTTGCTTCTGACGTTGATTGAATGAATCTCTTCAACCTTCAGTACCGACGCGTCACCGGAGTTATCTGTGCGCTGGAAGCTGATCGCGTACTTACCAAATCCCCCCGTCGGCGTAATCTTATCCGTGCGATAAAATATTTCGCTTGTGTGGTCGTGCGGCGTGCCCTGGTAGTAAATGAACGTTTGGGTAGTTCCTGGGATTTGGTTATAGTTGTCGTCTATTTTCCAGATAACAACCTTCCAGTTGGTTTGCTTCCCACCGCCGAGGCTGGACTGGGTATGCAGCCACAACTGAGAAGATGCTACCGGTGAGAAGAAAGGTCCAACCACCAGTGCTTCATTGTCATTTAGGATGAATTTGGTCGTGTTGATAGTCGCATTCGCCGGGATGTCTTGCGGTCCCTGCAAATTGTTCATGGTGAACGTATACCAACGAACCGGGTTCACCACAGCGCCGTCGTTCGTCTCTACAGCAGAAATCAGCGTGCCAGAGAATGTGGCATCCTTAGTCACAGACCCAGACGCGGTGCTGTACGTCACGTTGATCGTAAACGTCACTGCATGTGGGAGTACCAGGCTCATGAAATAATCAAACTCAGCTTGTTTTCTGATTTTTACTGCAATCTGTCCGCCAGAGTAAGTTCCGCTCACTACCGTAGTTGCCGTGGCTGTCTCGATCGGGAAATCCCCCGCCTCGTTCTGTCCAGGAACTTCCTGACCGTCTACATCATCGAATCCATACCCTTCGATAATTTGAGGAATAACCACGCCTGGCTGATAGAACTGAAACTCAGCACCAGCAAGAGAGCCCAGACTCGATTCTGAGTAGCGCACAGACTCATAGTCATACTTACCTATGCCAACACACATCCACTCCGTCACATATTTCAGGCCGCCGTCGAATGCGTCCTGACGAACATATTCAAATACCGATTCCTGAATCAGATCCGGGAATGAACGCACCTGCCCGAATATGTCCGGTTTTGCCTTGTAAACGCGCGCGGTGTTTGTCTGACCGGTCAGACTATTGTTCGGAGAGTCGACAGTGTTGCCGCCGGTGTTTGCAATAGCAGGCTTTGGCGCGAGGAATGAAAATACCGCGCCTACGACTTTGAATATCGGGCTCAGAATATCGCTTACTATCCCCTTCGGCTGATCGAATATCTGGATGCTGTCCAGTTCGCTCAGCTCAAACGCCAGCTCGTCATCGTCGCCCAACCTCACGCCGTTACGTATGATCAGCAGATCGCGGTGAAAGGTGGCGTCGTTTGCTGCCAGCCAGTCATAAAAAAGGGTGCCGTTTGGCACCCTGCAACGCAGCTTAGGCGTTCCTGGAAAGTTCGATATTTCAACCAGCGCCATATGAAAAATACTCCAACTTTGTGAATGCACGCTGAATGACCAGCAACGAGTCCATGCGCACGCTTCCATTCTCGCCGCGCGAGTGCAGCGCCTGACGGTTAAGCACCAGGCCAACGTGAGCCGGTTGCGCGCCGCGGTATCCGACAAATATCCCACCCTCGACAGGCTTATCGACCTGGCTCCAGAAAACGACGTCACCCTGGTAGCAGGTAAAGAAGTCCTCACCGGCTTCGTAGTCCGGCGTCTGGTGCAGTTCAATGCCGAGAACGTGCCGGTAATACAGCACGCACAAGCCCCAGCAGTCGACTTTCTCGAACGAACAGGCACGATTAGCCCACGGAACGCCGATGAGCCGCCGGATAAATTCATCTTTATTCATGTGCGTGCCTTAGAGGTACTGCAGCCCAGTGTATTCGCGGGGATCGTATAATTTCCCGATGTTGTTGTTCAGCGGGTTGGTGACGGACAGAGTGACCGACGCGGCGTCGGCATCAATATCCACCGTCTTAACGTATAACTGCCATGCCTTTATCGGCACCGAAACGTCGCCGCTGTCGAATATCTGCCGTGTGGCCGTGATGGCTGTCAACCTGGCCGCGCCCTTCCACTGTTTCATCAGCGCTTTGATATCCGACGACAGCCGACCTAGCTTCACCGTCGCGTCGATCACCGGCGTGCCGCTCTGTTGGCTCTCCTCGATTTCAAAGCGCGCGGGCGTGTACGTCTGGCCGCCAAGCGTTTTCGGGAAGAACTGCTTATCGACCAGGCGGACATAGCCAAAGGATGGATGGTAGAACGTGATGGTGTCGTACAGGCCGCGCGTCGGGCGCTGCTGCTTATAAGCTCTGAAGGTAGGCATTACGGCACTCTCGGTAAAGATTCCGGGTCTCGCCCGTCTGGATAACCCGTAACCACGATATCCAGCCAGGAATCCCACGGCGGCGGCAGTTCAACAATGATGTCGTCGAACTCGTCGTCGGCGTTGTAGAGGTGGTTCGCAATAACGGTCCCCGTCCAGGTCACCACCCCGCCGTCGATACTGGTTTGCACCGGCATCTGCGTGAAATGAAGCTCCTGCAGTTGCAGGCCACTGCCGCCAAGGTTGATATTCATCCGGAACCAGTTCAGGCCCCGATTGAGATAGTTCGGGCTGCGCAGCCACTGCTGAAATGCGCGTTCCTGCGCCAGCGTGAAGATCCACGTTAACGACCATGTCACTTTCAGGTCATCAGTCTGATTCTCGAAGATGGCCGGGCCGACCGCTGGCTGATCGGTCTGGAACCCGGTATCAAGCGTCATGTTTTTGCTGGCCTTCTGCGCCAGCGGCAGCCAGTCGGGATAGTCGATAATTGGCATCAGCCCTGCCCCCTTGGCATGCGCTTAACGTTCAAATTGCTGGTAATGGCCTGACTTGCTGGCCCACCATTATTCATGTCAGCTATGAATGCATCGATGGTCCAGGTACCGTCACTGCCTTGCGAAGCCTGAGCATCGACCGACGCTGAAGAGTAATTGTTGATATTCAAAATCACCCCGCCACCGCCGCCTGCAGTCATATCCTTGTTGCTGATCACCTTGCCGTTGTCACCCGGTATCATGTACTGCTTACCGGTACTGGCCTGGTAAATCTCCGGCATGCCGCCTTCGCCGACCTGATACATTCCGCCTGCACTCACCGGGCCGCCATTCTTGCGCTTGCCGAGCAGATTAGCGCCAATAACGCCCGCCACCGCGCCGAGACCGATCGCCGCCGCCGTACCCATCGAGGCTATTGAGGAAAGGATCGCCGCCGGGGTCCATGCCGCAGCAGTCGTTGCCGCCGCCGCTGTGCTGGTAGCAGTCTGTGTTGCCACTGCTGCCGTCTGCACTGCTGTCACCGTGCCGATAGCAGCCGTTTGTGCCGTCTGCCCCATGATTGCCGACTTCACCCACTCGACACCCATCTGAACAAAGGTGTTAATGAGGCTGTTCAGGACAGTATTGCCGATCGAGCGCAGAGCATCAGATGCTGACATACTCCCCGTGATGATGCCGGTTAAAGCATTGGACGCATTACCGGCCAGCGCATCAAAGGACGCTGCCAGCGCTTCATTACCTGCGCTCTGGTTGCGGAAGATCTCCCACTGTGCAGCGATACGCGCCTGTTCGTACTCCTTGTCAGCAGTAGCGCGCAACATAAGTGCGTTCTGATGAGTGATAAGTCCCTGCTGCTCGAATGCCTGAATAAGCGCGAGTTTGCGGGCGTTCTCGTTCGCCAGTTGCTGAACAGGATCAACTCCGCCGACAGCTTCCTGCTGAGGTGTTACAGCCTGCTGGGCGCGGATTTTGGCGAGGTTTGCCTGGTGAGTTGCCTCCAGTCGCTCGGAAGTCTGATTGAACTGCTCCTGACTGATTTTCTTCGCAGCCAGAGCGGTATTCAGATCCTCTACATCCTGCTTGTAACTGGCGTTCTCGCGCGCTTCTGGCAGGAGTTTCTCTGCTGCAGCTTGCGCTTTAATGGCGTTGGCAGTGTCCCATTTTGTTGCGGCGTACTGCCCAGCCAGCGCGATCTGCTCCTTCGTTGCGCCTTTACCAAGTGACTGCTGAGCATTCAGGATCGCTTGTTCCCGGCTCAGCTTGTTTGTTGAATCGGCAGCTAGCTCTGACTGCTGTTTCAGGTTCGCCAGTTTCTGAGCAATAGAATCAGCCTGGGAAGCGCCTTTCTTCTGCTCTGACTGAAGCGTCTTCTGGGCCTGCGTATTTTTGTACGTGGCTGCAGCATCGTCTTCCATTTGCTTAGCGTGCGGATCATCCTTCGCAAACCCGGCATCTTCGGCAGCGTATTGGGCCTGCAGGCGGGCGCGAGCCTCACCCTGCAACTTTGACAGCGCCAGGTTGCGCTCAGACTGCTTGATCAGGTTCTTCTGGCCGCTGGTTAAATTGTCGGTCTCCTGCTTGAGCGCTGCGACGTTGCCTTTTGCGATTACCGCCTCACGGGACAGCTCTACCAACTTACCAACGAACGCTGTGAGCGCAGTTTGCCCCTTTTCAGTTGAGCTCTGCGTGTTCTGCAGCTCTGTCGCCAGACGCTGCAGAGCCTCGGGAGATGGGTTTTTGGCTATATCTGAAAGCTGCTTGCTCAGCTCGAAGGCTTTCTGCTCGGTGATGCCAAACTTATCCGCTACAGCTCCAACGGTATTGCCGATGCTGTTCGCAGTAGCCTGGAACGCCTGGCCTGCGCCGTATGCCTGCTTCACCGCCTCGGCATAGTTATCGGTGGTGATTTCCAGAGTGGCCAGACGGTCATTGAAGCCATCTACCGACGCATATCCGCCGGAGAATGCAGACAATGCTTTATCACCGAAGGACAGTAGAGAGCTTGATGCGTCACTGATGGCTTTCGGTATTTTGTTGATCGCCTCGTTGTACTCCAGGAGCGCCTGATTACGCATCAGCGTTGCGACTTCAGCGTTGGTCCTCGCCAGGTACGCGTATTTGTCTGACAGCGCGGCCACGCCATTGATCGAGACGTTGATAACCTTGTCCATCGCTTCGGCAGCATCTTTGAGCGCGTCCATTGCGGTCTTACCGCCATTCAGCGAAGTAATCAGCACGCCAGCAATCACTGAACTGAGCGCAATAAATGCCCCCACCACTGCGCCGCCCGGGCCGAATGCGCCCGCGAGTTGCGATCCCTGCTGGGCAAAAGCTACCAGCGCAGACTGCCCGCCCTGTACCTGTACGATGAAGTCCTGCACCTGGTAACCCGCCTGCTGCATGCTTGATTTCCATGCGCCGGTACCTTTGGCACCACCTTCAGCGCCAGTCTTCATGTCATACAGGCGACCAGTCAGATCGCCGATTTTCTGCTTTTCCTCATCGCTCGCTTTTGACCCGGCGCGGAGCTGAGCAGCAAGAACTGCGGCGCTGCGTGCGCCATTCTCCTGCGCCTCGTCCAGCACAGCCAACTGGTTTCCCAGCGCCTCGATGATGGATTCTGCACGGCTGAATTCACTGCTAGCACCGCCGGTACCGCTGCGGGCCTCTTCCATTGCGCGGGCAATGCCGCTGACGTTGGTGTTCAGCTTGCGCAGCTGGTTGTCCATGGAATTGGCATAACCTGCCAGCTCAGTAAACGCGGCCCCGGTTTGAGACGTGCTGTTATCCAGCCCGTCGAGTTCTTGCCCAGTCTTTTTTGTTGAACTGTCGATCTGACTCAGCGCGTTCTGCACATCCTTGGCACCGTCAAGAAGTTGAGCGGTATCCAATGCGATGGTGATATCAATACCACCTAAATTTTCCGACATTGCTATTCTCCATGGATACGTTAGCTACTACTTCATTGACCGTTCTTGCTGTTCGCGCATCATTTTTTCCTGCCAGCGACGCTCGTCATCATCCATTACTGCGTCGTATTCTTCTCTGGTCAGCCCTTTCTGGTCTGGATATTTAGCGTTCAGAAGCAGCGCAAACTCTGTCATCGTCAGGTGGGCGGCGTCTTCACGTGTCATTTCGAAATGGGTGCGGGCAGCATTGATGTACTCAATGGCGTTGAATGCTGTTGTGGTCGAGTTGGTTTCATGCCGCTGCAACTTCCTGACTTTGGCTTTACCTATAACGCCGTGAGTCATTAGGTGTTGGGCGATGACAATAATGTCGTTACGGCTTAGCGCGCCGGGCCGATAAACTATGTATCTTGACCACCCTTTCCACTCCCCTATCATCGGAGTTAAATCATCTTCACAGCACGCCTGAACCACCTGCATGGAAACAGAAAGGACCTTTTCAGCCATGCGATAAAGTTGTGGTGATAGCCATTCAGGAAGCCTTCCAAGATTAGACGCGCATGCTGCAATCAGATTTTGCACATCACTGCCATGGATGGTCGCGTATGCCGAAACGATCTCTTCCGGCGTTCCGATTCTGGTCATTGCAGCGAATGATGGCCTTAGAAGGTACTCTTTCTCGCCATCCTTTCTGCTTGAAAGGACAACCTCGCCAATGTCTGTTAAAGGGATCATGCTCTTGCCTTAATGATTATTATCAAGGGCAGCACGCCGCCCTTTGGAATAGCCATTAGCTGACAGTGACAGCGCAGGCGTTTGAAGTGATTTTCACTGGCGTTCCAGCAGAGTCGGTAACTTCACATGTATATGAACCAGCATCACCCGAGACTGCGCTCGCCTTGTTGAACGTCGCTGTAGTTTGACCGCTCACTGCTGAGCCATCTTTTTTCCAGACATACGTATACGGAGCTGTACCGCCTGTAACGGCTACGCTCATGTTGAGCGCTGAGCCAGTCGCAACGGTTTTCGTTGAAGGAAGGTTGGTTGTGAAGGCAAGCGCATCGCCAGCGATCTCAAACACAACCGTGTCGGCATCATAGACTTTCCACTCACCGGAGAAAGTTGAAATATCACTGGTACCGAAGTCACCTGACCAAGAGGTGGTGTTGAAATACCCCATGATGTAGGTGCCAGCGTCTTCCCCGGCGAAATCAAAGCGAACCCAGACGGTTGGCTGACGGCCAGCCTGCACTTCATCGAAAATGTATTTCGACATGTGGATCGCGCCAATCTCTACAGACTTATCGTTCTTGCGGAACTCGCCGTCACCGGAGACTGTGAAGTCCATGTTGTTGACCAGGTTTTCAACCAGACCCTTTGAATCATCAGCCTCAGAGCTGACTGTATTCATTGAGTAATCGAAGCCTTTCGTGGTCATTGCGCCCAGGCGCTTCCACTCGGAAAGCGCGGGCACTGTGTCGGGGCAGCCAAAGGCCATGCGTAGCACAGCTACTTTCCCGATCAGCTTGCCAAAATCATTAGCACAGCCTTGCATGTGTACCTCTCAAATAAAAAAGGCCGCCGAATGGCAGCCTGATGGGTTGTGGATTGAGTTATTCGCCGTATACGCAGCGGAAGCGCAGCGAAAATACTGCCCGTCCCTCAGCGGTTAGCATTGGTTGAGGCATACCGTAGGATTCGATGTATCCGATGCAAGGATCTGCAATAGGATTAGCCTGTACGTAATCGATAATACCCATAGCTGCGGTATTCGCTTTGCGGTCTTCATTGATGGCACCGATCACATCCAACTGAACAAAATAGGTTCCGCCTTCATCCTGCCTGAGTATGCCCCCTCCGGCAGGCTTAAAGACCATGAATGCCTCAGACTTATTGCCACTGTCATCCCAAAAAAAACTCTGACAAGTAAAAGCTGTCGTAAGCCCGGCAGAAACCATCATTGAACGCACTCGGTCGGCCATTGGTGGGGTCATTTCTTCATGCCTTTTGCAATAATTTCAGGGATTCGTGGCTTAACCTGCTCAAAAGCTTTTTTCAGGAATTGCGGCTCACCACCTGGCCCCCAATAAACGCCTTGCTCTGTACCACCACCAAACTGCTTTCCTGATCTGGTGGTTCCAAAGTGCGCCCTTGGTTGGCCCTTTAGCTTGCCGGGCGCATCATGAACATAGGCGGCATACGAGGCAGAAAACCCCACCTTTGCCGTAATTCGATTGCCGCTTGAATCAAAATCGATAAACCGAGAGTTAACGAGGGTTGATGTATCTATTGGCGTTATCACAGCAGCCGACTCAAGAACCTGTTCAGATGCTAAGTACAAAGCCCGAATGATGCGGACACTTTTAACGTCACCAATCATGCGGTTCAATTTAGCAATGGTCTGATCGATGCCTTTAACTTTGATGCCCATGGCTACACCCCAGTCAGGATGGCAAAATCATCCGCCATGCGCTCGAACGTGTCGGCATAGCGGATAACCTGCCGCACCTCATCGGCACCGGCCACAACCGGGTCGGCTTCATTCGACGATCCTATCAGCAGGTAATCACCCGCGGCCGCCAGCGCGAACTCAGTCCAGACGGTATTCTTCACGACGATTTCGGCGCCCAGGCTTCCGATGCGCTTTGACAGGCCACCTTCGTAATCGCACATGATTACTTCCGGTGCGGCGTACCCATTGATTGGATCGCCGTATTCGTCGGTTCCGCCGTTCTGCTTGCGCCAGATTGTGGCTTTTGCGGTATATGACCACGAAGCTACGCTGCTCAATTTTCTGCCCCATGCCTTACGGTGAACAAACCCGACGAAACCTCTGCAACCAAGCGGGCTTCCCATGCTTTGATGAATGAGCCAAATCTGCCAAGCGGCCTGGTCTTGCCCATGTAATGTATCTGGGCTCGAAACTTACCAGTTTGCTTGCACCACGTAACACCAGTCACTCCAGTGGTGTTATCTTTTCGCCTGCGAACATTTCGAGCATTTTCGCCATCGATACACTCTCGCAGGTTGCAAAGACGGTTATCAGTTTTGATGCCATTGATATGATCAATTCTGCCTTTGGGCCATTGCCCATGAGCATATAGCCATGCCAGACGGTGCAATCTGTAGCTCTTACCGAAGATTGTCATGTGAAGATAACCGCAACTATCAACACATTTACTAAGCGCATTCTCCTTAACGCCTCTTCGCCCTTTATTGCAGTTAATCAGTCCCGTTTCGGCATCGTAAGTTATTAAACTTCTGAGAGTTTCAGCATTCATTAGTTTACTCATCCTCTCCATCTGATAACCTTTGCGCCGGAATTCCTTATCCGCTCGCAAAGAATGAACCACTCCCCGTCCGATTTCACGTAGCCGGTAGTCTCCCGCCCGGTGTCGGTCATCACCCAGACGCGAGTGAAAGAACGTGGCAGCCCGTGCTTAACTGATTTGTACGTCATCAGCAGCCACCGACAACATCAAAGAACCCGACGCTGTTACCGGCGCTAATCGGAAGGTCCCCAGTGCAACCGCTGGTATCGAGCCGTGCCAGCGATTCGCGCAACCAGGTGATGCTGTCATCGCCATATTCAAACGAGCGAGACGCGCCGGAAGGCGCACCCTGCGATTTGATGCGGCGCGCGCCGGACGACGTAGCCATAAGCGCGGCGGCATACATCAGGATCAGCTTCGCGGTGCATTCGTCATACCCGGCGCCATCGAGGCATGGGATGATTTTGTTCACCACGCAGAGAATCGGATCCAGCAGAGCGCCCGGGATGGAGTAACCCAATTCACCGAGGAACGCCTGCACGTCTGCCGCCGTGATTGGGTCAGCCATGGTTATTTACCTTTGATTTGCTCATCCAGCTCATCGCGGGATTTAGACGGGTTATCGAACTCACGAAGTGCCATGGTTATTTCGCCTTTTTCGATTTAGCGGAGGTGTCTGCCTGCTCTGCCTGCTCTGCCTGCTCTGCCTGCTCTGCCTGCTCTGCAGGAGTATCGCCCGGCGAGGCGACTTCAAGCTTGCGATCGCCACTAGAGACGATTTCTACCAAACCAGCGGTTTTCCACTTAATCGCGGTTTCTTCGCTGACCTCCACCTTTGCACCAACCTCCAGTTTCTGGAGATTGGCACCGGAGAAAAGGTTATCGCTAATCACTTTAACCAGTGCCATATCCCACCCCTTAGCCGTGTGCGTAGATGACTGATTTTTTGCTGTTGATGTCGGTCTTAACCATCAGGCCAGCAGCGCCCCAGGTGCGCCAGATATAATCGCTGTTGTAGAACGCACGCGGATCGGCAACGGTACCGAACGCCTGGCCAACAATCGGCGCGATTACGCCAGCAGTCAGCGGAACAATCAGGATCTGGTTACCAGTCAGCTGGGCATCTTCTTTAATCGCGGAAATACCGGACAGTTTCAGAAGTTCCTGCAGGATGGTGTCAGACTGGTAGTTGTCGCTGAAGTAGCGCTCTAGGTTGGAAATGATTGCACTCGACACATACCAGGTCTGCTCTGCGTACTGGTTGTTGGTCAGCTTGAGCGTATCGCGCAGCTTGATCGCCGCGTTGCGGATTTGCTCCGCAGTAGCAGAAGCGCTGGTGAAGTCGATATTCAGCCCAGATGCGCCCAGGTCCACCATCGCCACACGCTCGTCATTCTTCAGACCCTTCCAAGTCTTCTCGTCAAACTTGATGTAGTTGCCTTCCGCGTCGCGATAGCCGTTGTAGATGTAATCCACATACTGGCGACGGACTTCGTTGGTTGACTCGAACTGAGCATCAGAGATGATGTCGAACGCATCCGGGTTGTTCAGGCGAGGCTCACGCCAGTGGAACTTGAAGCCGGTATCGTGCACCGGAACCATCGTGCCGTCGTACTGGTACTGCACGGCATCCAGCGCCGCGCCAATCTGGCCTGACATGGACGTATGCGCCCACATGCGGCCACCGGACTTGGCGTATTCGTACACGGTCTGGTTGATGCGCACCGAACGAGACAGAGGCATCAGGTCGTTGAACAGGGTGAACTCAGTGTTGGGCTGGAATTGACGCAGTACGGTCTGGTCAAACGCCTTATACAGGTCCGCAGGTGAACGCACCGCATTGATGCCGTTCAGTCGGTTAACTGCGTTGATGCGATCAGCCATCTCCTGCATCACGTTCACGCCCTGATGGTTCAGAGCAGCGTCACGCTCCTGAGAAAGCATGCCGAACTGGTACTGGTTCACGGCCAGGTTGCCGGTCTTTTCGCCCAGCGATTTTGAATAAACAAGCATTCAGTGACTCCTTACTTAATCACTACGCGAATGAGGTCGCCAGCAGCGGCGGTAATTGAGCGCTCTTCGTCGCAATAGCAACGGTCAGCCTCACCAGTGGCCCATTTTTTCACCTGGCCGTTGACGATAGAGAGAGCATCGCCTTTTATATAGGTGCCTGCCGTCGCTCGGACGTTCAGGAACATGCCCGGCAGCGGGTGAATAGCTACCAGCAGATCGTCAACTGCGAAGGTGTCATCAACAGTCTTGCAGCGCAGATAGTCGTAATCTGCTGCGTAGATGACAGCCTGCTCAGCACCTGCAACTGACGCTTTGAATACGCCAGCATCAAAGAAGCCCAGAGTGCCAGGCTTGACCGCAGTAGCGCGGCCTTCACGGTTGAGTAGCGGATTAGGGAATACGCCACCGGCGTGAATTACGTGTTTTCCGTCTTTAGCCATTTTTTACTCCGGCATTTCGCTGACTGATTCTGAGGAATTGACCTGGCGGAATGCACCATTCAGGCCGGTAGATTTCTGGCTGTTGGCATACAGGCGCTCTAACGCTTTACCATCCAGATCGGCGACTTCTTCATCGCTCATGTTCATTGCGAGCTTCACAGCGGCGCGCTTGTCGGCTTTCTCTTTGTCAGAGTTAACAGCGAGGCCCGATTTAACCGCAGCGAGATCGTCAGCGAATGGCTTGAACCATGCTGGTGCTTCCGCTTGGTTGTTGGCGCGCTCGCGTTCTTCCTTTTCGGCCTTCTCGCGGGCGGCCTTTTCTTCAGGCGTTTCCTCTTTTGGCTTTGCCTTCTCGGCGGCCATCTGGTTGTATGCGTCCATCAGCTCGGCGTCTGACTTTCCATCAGTCGGCTTACCAGCGGCTTTCAGCGCATTGATAATCAGTTCTTTCATCGGATCGTTCTCTCCGTTGGTTTTAATCTCGTACTCAGTGGGTTTGCGCACGACTTCTACAGGTTCGCCGACGAACACGGCCTTGCCGTCATCATCGATGAGGTACTTCTGCTTCAGGTATTTGGTGTCATTGCGGTAGATGAAGCTGTCCGGCCACACCGTTTCAGGCCAAAGCCACTTATCTTCGGCGTCCCCCTCACGCAGCTTGTCGCTGATAGCGCGGGAGATGTCGTCGAAAGAAAAGTTGGAGGCATTGGTGAAGAAGAATTTGGTTTTATTCAGCAACCCTTCCCGTGTGCAGTCAGCCGCCTCGGCCAGATGGGCAACTTCGATCTGCTGCTCATCACCTTCAGAGTTAACAAAAATGCCAACGCCCTCTCCCGGCGTACCCGCTCCCGGCTCATCAAGCAGGACGGCTACATGGTCAAAGTTCATGTTGGTGGCAATCTCGTCGTACTTCTTGCCCTTGGACTCGCCATTGGCTGCAATACCGGAATAAAGCAGGCCGGTGGAGATGTGGATCGGGTCGGAGTTGGTACCGGCTGACATCTCGTCGAGGCGATTGACGAGGCGCTTACCTTTATCGCTGGACTCTGCATACTGGCGATCAACGTACATATCGCCAGTTACCTTCCCGTCTTTGTGGCTGACGTTCTGGAGCCATGCCCCCACGTGATAGTTGTTCACCGCCCGTACATCACGAGCTGATACGTGCTTGCCATCCACCTTCGGGTGGCCCAGCGGCATCGGGTTACGCTCAAGCGTGTTGTAGGCCTTTTCGATTTCTGCTGCCGGGTACAACTTCCGGTTCATCACGATATCGTCCACGACAGGCGTAATGCCGCGAACCACGATATGTGGCTTGCTGTCGATGGTTTCAGTGGTGATGTTTGAAGCGGAGTTGACGACGGTCAGCACGTTAACGCGGTTGCGCTTCATGCTGGGTCCTCATTGGTGGATTTCAGGCAATAAAAAAGGCCGCCGAAGCGACCTTTTATCAGATGTTATTTATCTTCATGAATTCAGATAGATTTGTCACCAAGAAAGCTCTCTCGCATGCTCGGTTCCAAATATCGCCACCCTCTTCGGCGACACCATCGTATTTGGACAGAATGTACTCTCTTATCTCTCCACTATCTAAAATTCTTCCCGGGTTGGAGCGAATTAACTCATAAGCAGCAATGTTGAACTGCTGATCGTTTAATCCTCCGGAGGTGTACCAAAGACCAACCAACCATTTATCAAGAGCTTGTATGTTATGCATGCCTTTCTCCAATTAAAGAACACCTGAATCATTGCATGCATAACGTTATTGAAAAAATGATTTTAACCAGCTTTCCATGCCTTGCGCTCGTTCGCCAGCTTGTCCGCCAGCCCTTCATTGAAAATGCTGCCGTCGTCGTTGAGCAGTACCGGGATCTGGCTGCAGTAGCAGTTGTAGCGGTTCCCGCTCTCGGCGTAGAAGTCCCTCACCTCTTCGGTGGTGTAGACATTTCCGTGACGGCTGGCGTGCCACAGGCGCGTCGTTGGCTTGAGTGCCGACAGCCACAGCAGGCCGGTATTCAGACCCAGCCGGTCAGCGGCCCAATCCGTCTCGTTCCATTGCGCTTCACGCAGCGCGCCGACCTGCTCAGTCTGAGCGATGGTCTTGGCTTTCGACATGCTGACATCGAGGCGCTTACTGACAATGCTGGCCGTCTCGCGCGGGTTAATGCCTCGCCCGATAGAATCGGCAATGACATTGGCAAGGTCTGCGCGCGCGGTGTCGCTGATCCCCTTCCAGTCGCTGTAAGTGCTTATGTATGCGCTGGCAATCTGGTTTTGATATGCCGCACTCGACAGCAACTGCTGCAGCGTCGTCTGGCTGGCGTACACCGGTGACTGCACCGAAAGATTAGTGAAGGCGTTTAGCGTACCGCGCTCATACTCAGCAGTAACGTAATCCATCGCCCAGATGTTCTGACTGCCACCTTCAAGCAGCTCGTCATCCAGTATCGACTGGACCACCTGCAGGAGGTCGGCCAGTTGGGCCGCCGTCATGTCGTAGATGTACTTACCGGCGTTCACCCGGTACAGCGATGGCTCTGCGCCTTCGTTGTTGCACATCATCCATGACCGATCTCCGTTGGTTTCCCGCTGGCGGCCGGTCAATCGCAGGTCGAACAAATCCTTTAGCCGCCGTTTAATGTTCAGATACCGGTCTTCGATATCGTTGAACATTCGGCTGACCTGTCGCGATGACAGCGTCGGGTCAGCTTTATTGCGCGGTACGATTGGCGTCCCGACTCTCATCTTTTGGTTCAAGAGGATCATCGGTGGTTACCTTTTTGTTGGGGTCTGGGGTTTCAGCCTCTTTGCGTGGTTCAAGCTCACCGACTGCGCGAACTTCGTTTTCGTCCACTGCAGGTGTCCCGAACGCTTGCTGAGTTTTGTAGGCCACGTCGGCCATGGTCGACATATTGGCGAGCTTGTCTTTTTCGCTAGGAGCCAGCAAATCTGACCATGCGAGGGTTACTTCGCCTGATGATGGCGGATCGATAATACCGATAGTCCAGAAGCGCTCAATCAGCCGGGTTACCACATCAGACATGAAGCCCCAGCGCCGCTCATTGCATCGGTTCGCCCAGGCTGTCTTGTCCTCTTCTGATGCGAGGTTGCCAGTCTGCTTACCGAACAGGATGTTGAACGGGCATTGTATGGTTGCTGAGAACTGGTTAGCCGAGACGGTCCAGGTTGGCATCGGATCGGCTGCTGCCACGGATAACACCGAAGCCTGCCCGGCCTGCATGACCAGTGCCGAATCGGTACCTCGATTCATGCGATTGATTTTATCGTTCAGCGCATCGCCAAGGTCATTGAATCCGGCATCCTTGGCCGCTTTCATAAGCGTAGCCATATCGGTTTCTTTGCTGAACTCAATGCCCAATTGACGGCTTGCGTTCTTGAGGAAGCCCTCAGCGCTGCCGCCCTTGGTCTTCTCAATATCGAGCAGGTCGTTGTAACCGGCCTCAAGCAACGGAATGCCTGATAGGATGTTCTCATCCTCAGAGCCTTCGCACAGAAGGATGATGCGGTCAGGGTGAACCGTAACGGCGCGTGGGTTACCAAACGTGCCTTCATCGCCAACTGGCTGCTCGTTGAACTGATAACTGACTGGCTGGCCGTAATTATCTGACCAGGTATCGATATCGGTATTTCCCGGCTTAACCTGTGTTTCCCATGCGGGGATCAGCTTAACCAGAGCTTTGGTGCCGAGCTTCTTCACCACGTTGATGTCGACGGGCTGGCTCCAGTCACGATTGTCACGGACCTGAATAAGCAGCGCCGAATATCGGCCAACCATGTTGCGGCGATCGGCATCCTTAATTTTCGCCCACTGCTTTTTCATGAGCTTCGTGACGGCCGTCTCCCAGTCGGTCGTCTCGGTCGATTCTTTGTCTTCATCACCGTCAATGATGGTCGGACGGTCAGTCCAGCATGAATCAAGCAGCTTATGCACAGCTGCGAAACCGGTCGACCCGCGTCGGTATTGCCGATAGAAGTTGTCGAAGTCGAGATTCTCTGGGTATCCAAACTCATCCCAGAGCTTCGTGCGCTTCACGTTGCCGTTGCGTCCTGCGTACAGCATGCGCTGCCGCCCGATAGCATCAGCAAGGGCATTAACGAGGAATGAAACCTCGCCTTGTTGTTCACTCACTGATGAGCTCCTTAGAAGAAGATGGCGCCGACTTTCTTCGGCGAGTGCAATACGCGGTATCGAGTGGCGTCGTAGTCGTGATCTTCCTGCGTGGTGTCCACGTCATCAGGCTTCTTGTCGTCACGAACAAGCACCGGTATGCGACTAATCCAACCCCGGCAATGCTCCATGACGTAGAATGCTGGTTTTTCAGGAACGCCTGACTCTGATTTCTTACCCTCCACCACAGCCTCAAGCATGTCAGCGAAGAGTGATGCGCCGTTGATACGCGAACCCGGTTTCTTGTCAGCAGCCAGCCAGGTAACGCCCTGCGCCTCCATCTTCTGTGCAATGGATAGCTCATTGTCACCGGTATTGAAGATCGCCCCATCAGCGGGGCCGGGAATGACGCTGCTACATATGCCCGGCACGATGTGCATTTGGCCTTTCCCCTGCGTTTCTTCAGGTTCGTCGACCTCTTCACCCATTAACCGCTTATCCACCCACGAAACGCCCTTAGCGACGTTGGTGGAGGACATATTGAGGCCCTTGTTCAGCTCGTCTGGCGGACAGCCGTACCATTCACCAATCAGGATTAGCGAACCGGTCGGCGGGCAGAACTTACGCCCGTCAGGAAGCGTTGCTTCAGTGCCGTCTGACTGAGCCCACCAGAGGTTAGAAAACGGCTTTGATTCCCCCCAGTCATGGGAGCGGTCAACTGTCCAACTATCCGGTATGCGGAACGACTTAATTACGTGCAGCGACTCATTCCACAGGTGGTCAAATCGCCCACCACTGGTCACATCCCATGAGCCCTCTACCCACGCTTTGCGTCGGTTAGGATCTTTGATGGCCATCAGGGTAGCGATGTACTGCGGGTCGAGGTACGGGTTCTCTTTATAGGAACCATGGATTGCCACGCGCGTCAGCGTGATCTCCTCTTCTCGCTCTGTCTGAGGGTTGAAAACCATCAGCCTGTCACGCTGCACTGTTCCGCGCGGTGCTGGCTCAATGAAGCGTTTCTTAACCCAGGTATGCCCGATGCCGAATGGGTTGGTCGTGCTGAACGTCTCCAGCGGGATCGGCCTCAGCAACTTGCCATTTTCCAGCGGGTAGTTTTCCGGCCTGAACGATGAGCGTCGGCAGGAGAACATCGTTTCGTAGAATTCGGGCGACTGCTGTTTCGTCAGCTCGTTAAAGCCGATAAACGGAAATTCCTGACCATGGAAATCCCAGTAGTCGTCCGCCTCTTTGCCGAAGCGGAAGAGAAGTTCTTCGCCTGTGGGCCATACCCATCGCAATTCGCTCGCAGATGAAAGGTAGCGCGCACCGTCGTTGAACAGGCGAAACATACGCTTCGACTGGGTGATGATGTCGGCAAGGTTCTTATATTCTGTATCGAAGATTACGCCGCGCCAGAACGAGCCATAGCCCACGCCGACATTGCGCCGGAACCTGGCTAACTGAGCAGCGGTCTTTCCCGGTCCTCGAGTGCCCTCGAACAGGATTTCGTTACACGGGCAGCTCAGCGCCAGAGACTGCGATCCAGGCAGTGGCTTCCATACAGCTTTGTAATTCATCCACCGAGCACCCCGTCCTGTTGTTTCTGCGCTGCTGCTTCCCAGTCATCCACGTTGTCACTGGTTGGGACCAGCATGACGTTATGGGTGACCTCTTTCGTTTCTGCCTTATTCTCGATGCTGTACGCCTCACGCTCGAGCCCGATCAGCGTCTTCAGGCTGTCGCTCAGGTCTTTCATGGATTTAACGCGGGAAGGAAGGCTGATTATTTTGTGGTACAGATCGTTGAGCTTATCCTGACCTTTATCGTCCTCACGGCGCATCAGGTCACCGAGCATCTCAAGCGCGGCCACATCGCCACATTCTCCTGCCAGCTCATCGAATAGCGTATTCGTCAGTTCGCGTGCCCGGCGAATGTCTCCCCGGTGCTCCATGCGTACCGTGGCAATCACCTCGGCAGTCGCCTCTATCAGTACGCGTTCGGTCAAAGTACTTTCGTTGCGTACCCGTTTGCGTACCTCCTGTTTGCGTACCAGATCGTCAGCCTTTTGCTGAATCTTCGCATTGAGGTCACGTGACCAGTCGTCACGCTTTGCACGCTTACGGATAGCGCCTTCACTGATACCGTGTTGTGATGCTATTTCTCGGAGAGACATCACTCCGGCCCGGTACGCCGTCTCGATGGCCTCCCAGTCCGGTTTGCTCATTCGTTACTCCGTTATTTGTTCTGACCGGCTCTTGGCCTTCAGGTAATCCCGAGTCATGTCGACCAGCAGTATCCGAAGCGCCTCATCTTCTGAAATGCGCGGGCTTAGTTCATTGGTGCGACGCAGCAGCTCACTGGCAACGGCGTTAGCTTCTTTCCCCGCTGCTGAAACATCCAGGCTCAGGGTGACCGGGATAAATTCGCTCTTCATGATGCGGTGCCCTCTGCTTCTGCCGATGGCTGTTCTTCTACCACCGGGACAAAGTGGAACTGCTCCACGCTATCCGGTCGGAAATAACGCCACTCGCCTGTGTCGGTCGCCAAAGCTACGAAACCGTTAATGATTTCTGGCTGGCGGCGCTTCATCAGGCCGGTGAAGGTTTCTTTGGATGTGGTGGTGATCGTGATTTTGTAGGTATCGGGCATTGGCACCTCTTTATCCTCGATCGGGGATATTTTTGTTTTATCCCAGCAAAGGGATATTCATTATCGAAGCCCCTCAGTGAAGAGCTTCTGTAATGAGGTGTTGGCGTGATTTTCTTTAAAAATCAGCGGGCGCAATTTTGCGCTGGCTAACCGACCTTTGCTTCCATCAGTGTGACCATGTCGGGATCCATCTGGCTGACGATCCGCTCACGCACACCGTTGAGTAGTTTCTTACGCCCACCAACCCCCCATTTATTCATTGCCCTGGCGCAGGCGCTGACCTCTTTGGTCTCGGTCGCGATCAGCAAATCGAGGCGGTTAAGTCGATTCACGCTGCTAATTCCACTAAGCACTGATTCTCGGAATGTTTCGTACACCTGAATTTCAAACTCAGGCTTAATCCATGCCGCATAGCGAATAGCTAATAATTCAGCCGCCCAAACACCTTGGCTCACACCACCATTCAC